TCTTTAATGGAAGCTATTTAATAGGAGCTCTTTATTTCCTCAAAGAGATGGAGCTTAAAAAATATATAAAGATTCAAAAAATTTCTTGTTGTAGTATTGGCTCGGTAAGTGCTCTTTTATACAAAATGGACGCACTAGACATGATGACCGAACTATATAATATAATGCTAAAACAATTTAAAGAGAAACGCAACCTAGCCAAGTTGGATGTTTGTCTTGATAAAATTCGCACGCGTGTTTCCAATCCCGATTCACTTTTGTCCGATATTAATGGGAAATTTTTTATTACTTATCATGACATTAAGAAAGGGAAAAAAATTGTTAAAAGTAAATACAAGAGCCTAGATGACTTACTAGAAACAATTTATAGGTCTTGTTTTGTTCCTTTTGTTGTAAATGGAAATGCTGTTCATAATAATCGTTTTTTTGATGGCGTTAACCCGTATATTTTACCTGTAGAACCTAATAGAAAAACATTATACTTGGACCTCGTCGGCTCTGATAAAATTAAATACTTATTATCAGTTAAAAATGAAAAAACAAATTTTCACCGCGTTCTCGCTGGGTTGCTGGACATACATCTATTTTATATTAAACAATGTAGTACTCAAATGTGCAGTTACGTTAACAACTGGTCTTTGTATCAAATATTTCACAACAGAATATTAAAGTATTTGGTTGAACGTATTATATATTATACAGTGTGTATTGTTATATATTTGAAGAAATGTATACCCAATGAGCTTTGTGAAAATATTATTTTTAAAATAATATCAAAAATAATAATGGAATTATATATTGTCTTTATTGACTATTGTTGCTTTTAATAGTAGGGAACCAAGGTTCCCCTTTTGCGCAGCTAAGACCCCTCCTTTTTATTTTAAAAAAATATACCTCCACGACCTCGCTTCTTTGTTTCGCTTTTCTTTGTCACATTGGTTCTTTTATTCGACGTCTTGGATTTCTTCAATTTTCTCTCTTGAGTCTTCTTTTCTTTGAGAGACAAGTCATCTGCTGGTCTATAACGCAAGAAGTATTCTTCATATTCTGCGCTCTGTTTTTTCTTATGGTCCTTTAGTTCTTTGAATTTTTCGGCCTTTTCTGCTCTCATCTCTTCTATTGTTTCTTGATGTCCGTAACAAGTTATACTAAATCGTTTTAAAAGCCCTTTTTGTTGTAGTCTATTTCTTTGTTGAACCTCAAATAAAAACTGTGCCATACAAACAATTCTCTCTGAGTCATAATAATTTCGGTCTGAATATAGAAATGCCAAGTAAAAACTCAACATTGTATCAATTGTTGCTATTTTTATTTTCTCTTTATCAACCGTAATAATATTAAAACTATGGCATGCAATTGGTTTATAAATAAAGGCAATCGTATCAGCTCCCACCATTATTTGATAATGTGGTGCTACAATCTCTCCAATTTCTTTGCGTTTTATAATTTTAACGGTTTTATAACCAGCATCTTTTAAACGCTCCCTCAAAATTTCGGCAGTCTTTTTTGGGTCTTCTGATAAAACATCAAAATCTGGTATTTTTTCCAGTTTCTTGTGCAAATGTCTTGGCATATACTGCAAATAGAGAGAAATTGCATACCCTCCAAAAAACACTACCCCTTGATTAATAAACGAGTTTCTGGTTATCTCAAATATTTTATCCTCGTCTTCTTTATTTATCATTTCTCTCTGAAAAGGTTCTATATCATCACAATGTTTGGATTTTAATGGATAGTTTTTATTGAGAAGTGTTAAGCGTTTAAGAACCTTTTCCCATCTTGAAACATCTCCTGCGGGTCTTGAAAGCTCTAAATACATGGACATTCTTAAATAATTTGGTGGTGCGTATAAAATCCCATCCACTTTTATTGCCTCTTTTCTCACTGATTTGTATAGCTCCTTGTGTAAAAAGGTTATGTCTGCAACAGGTATAAAATTGACAAATACTTTGTATGTTCCTTTGTGTTGTCCAGATTTGGCTTCTACTTCTAAAAATCCAGCTTTCACATAATCATCCGTTAATTCCTTACTATCATTTAACGCACTTGGAGAGAAAAAATCATAATCTGGTATCTCTATTTCGGTGTTATAAAATTGGTCAGCTTTTGGCAAAATATTATTGATTGCGGTTCCACCATAGCATATAACCTTTTTCCTGCGTATAAAATTCTCCACAATATTTATTATCTTTTTTACTTCTCCTGAATTAGCTACGGCTCTTCCAGAACGTTCTTCGGCTTTATCTATCGCACTTCTTAATATTGCTAATTCGCATTCTTGGAAATTCATTGATTTATCGCATATGTTTTTCATTTAATAGTCTTATATTATTAAAAGAAAAAAGAAAAATTAACACACTTTAGAAAAGTAAAAATCTATTATTATATTATATGGGTAAAAATCATTCTAGAAAACGCTCACATGGAGGGCAGGTGAGACCGCAGCAGCAACCACAGGAACAGGAGCAACCACAGGACAGTCCAGTGGTGTCTGTTGATGAGGAAGGAGTTGTATTAACACCTCTAATTTCAGCAATTAGAAATTCCAGAGATGATTCCAGCGACCTCTATTCTGCAAACCCAAGCGCGATAGCAAGAATAACAGAACTTTTAAATCAAGGCGCAGATATTAACGGCGCAGACAGTATTGGTAGGACTCCTCTAATGCATGCAGTGATACTGGGAGTACCCCAAGTGTTTTACCTTATTTCAGATCGCCATCCAGATGTCAATGCTCAAGACAACGAAGGTCGGTCAGCTCTTATGTGGGCCGCGACTCCTTCAAATGTAAACAAATTTGATTTGGCCGAGTATCTTTTAGAGGAGCCAGGCATTATAGTAAATAGCGTGAATAAACAAGGTCAGTCTGCAATGGACATTGATGAAGAAGGACCAATAAGAAGACTTATAGAAAGACACATAAATTCTACAAGAGGAGGCAGAAAAACAAAGAAAACTAAGAAAGCAAAAAAAACTAAAAAAACAAGAAAAAACAAGAAAACAACAAAGCGCAGAAGATGATTTTGAAATAATAAAAAAGAATAGTAGAAATATATGAAGTTATAAAAATAGTTTTATTTTTTATATTTTCTTGAGCGACCCTTTCTTGTTTTTTTTGATTGTCTTTTCTTTTTTCTGCGTTTACTTTTTCCTCCCCTAGGAATGACCTTTCTTTTCATTTCAGTGGATGGATCCGTAGACTTGTACATAGCCCCTGCTGTCGTCAATAATGCTATAATAGTAAGGTAGTTTTTAATTTTTTCTTTTTTGTTTTTGGTTATGCTTTCACTTTGAAACATGCTGTCAGGTTTATTACGAAGAGTGTTCAACTCAATTGTTGCCACATCAAGTGGGCTCAATCCACCGACATTAACTATAACATCCCTATTGTCAACCTCCGTCAAGGTGCCCAATGGAGGACCTTTGTGAATATCTATAGTAGTTGATTCAAGTAATTTTTTTACCGCATTTACTTTTCCCAAAGATGCTGCCAACCACAATATAGGCAACTTATAATCTGAATTAGTAAAGTTTACGTCAATGCCAGGTACCTTCAACAAAATGTCTATACATTCGATGGCTCCCGCATACATTGCAGTTCTCAGTAAACCGACATAATCTATAGGAGTATTGTCAACAATTGCCAATTCATTGAGTAAAAGCGTCAACTTGTTATAATCATTTTTACGAATAATTGTTTGTAAATATTTGTAATCATATTTAGCAGGTTGGGAATTATCCATTTTATATACATTAATATTTTTTTTATAACTAAATCAAATTGTTGTATTCCCTCATTTTTATATAGAGACCTTGGGCAGCGTTTCAAGATACTCACGGTCTTCTTCTACAAGTTTTAAGTAGTCACAATGCGAAACAACAAGGTGCAGTTTTTTGCCCTGTATAGTCAACTCAAACTTATAATAATTGACCAACTCACGCTTCACAAAATAAAAGTCGTCTCGGCTCAGATTGCCGAACCTTACAATCACGCGTCCGCCCTTAATGTATTTACTACTATTATTA